TGCGTGCACTGCCACACCTTGCCGCCCGTGTTCACCCGGTTCGTTAGGAGGTAGCTCGTCGATCCAGCCCAAGCTGGGACCGCTGTGATCGTACCTGGCGCCGTGGTCTGGAACAGGCTGCTGGTGTCCGAGGTGGCGACCACGCGCCCGGTATTCAGGACGGTCGTCGGCGTGCCTACCGCGGTGATCGTCGCCGTCGAAGGCGTGGGGGTGACGGGCACGGTGCCGGTCAGCGCTGCGAGACTGGAGAGGCTCACACCGACCGCGTCGTTCGGGTTGAAGGACACGTACACGGTGAGCGCGAGCGCCCACAGTTCAGCGTACCGCTCAGCCATGATCCCGATGATCTGTCCGAAGCGGCTCTGTGCAGACGTGTCGATCGACGCGCCGAATGCGGCCTGCATCGCCGAGTTCAGGTCATTCGTGACATCCGTGATCGCCTTCGGGAAGAAGCCCGTCGGGAGAAGGCCGAACTGAGAACCGAGGCTCACGGCGACACCTGCACAGTCCCGCTCAAGAGAGTCGCATCAGCGAACGCGGTCCAGGTCACCGTCGCGGATCGGTTGCCCTTATTGGGAGTGATCGTGATGCTCTGAACCTGCGTGATGCCCGGACGTGCGCCGATCGCGGAGAAGAGGGACGATCGGAGAGCCTGGATCGGCTGCTGCTTCGACTGGAACAGCGAGAGCCAGGGGATCCCCTGCGACTGATCGAGGAACCACTCCCCAGTGACGAGGAGGCATGTCGCGGTCACGTCCGATACGATCGCGGCAGCGTCCGCGACCAGCGGGGCGAGATCCTGCCCGACGATCGCGAGGTCGTAGGTTAAATCGAGCGCGAGGTCGCGGGAAGTGCTCATTCGGCCTTGAGAATAGCACTACCGACAGAGGTCGGCCACGGAGCCGCGAACAGGGCAGAAAGCGCCACTTTGAGAGCCGCGCCGCCGTCGTTCGGAACTGGAGTCCACCCGTTGATCGCCGATTTCAGCGCGGTCAGGTTGGCGATCACCAGCGACGCCAGCGCCACGAAATCAGCCGGCGGCGCGAGGTCCGAGCCCCCGAACTCGATCGTGCCGGCGCGCAAGACGATCTGCGGCCCGCCGTCCTTGCCGATGGTGACCCCGCTCGCGCTGACTCCCGTCCACGACGCATTGTCCGGGTGCATGCCCGGGTAGAACGTCGCGTCGGCTATGTGGTGCCGGCGCTGCTCCTTCGGCGTCACATGCCCGCCCTGCTGCTTCCAGAGGTCGAGCGACAGGTCGTTCACGACTACCTGCCCGGTGTCTCCCGCGGTCACCGGCAGTGTGATCCGGAATCCGCCCGCGGCCATGAAGCCGACCGGCACGTGCGTCAGCACGGGGAACGGGAGGGGCTCGAAGGTTCCGTCCTCCTGCTGGGTCTGGTCATCCACGAGCGGCTGCACGTCGACCGTCTGTGTGGCCGGGTCGAAGGCGAGCACCTGCGCCGGCATGGCGACGCGGATCTGGCGCTTCGTCACCTCACGGTGCCGCGCGAAGACCTGCCCGATCGTAGGCGACCTCTGGTTCTCGCTCACAGCGCCCTCGCTTCGCAGCTCGTGTACCACTCCCCCGCGTGCGTGTCGCCCGTGTGGGAGACCTTCTCGACGCGGAACAAGCCGTTGACGTTCAAGCTCTGCACCTGGATCCGGCGCCCCGGACGAATCAGCGGCTGCAGCAGCACCTTCACCTTCAAGAGCCCGGGCCCGCCGAGCGCCTCAGGACTACCGTGCTCGGGTGATCCCACGAGCCCGCTCTGCGCGTTGATCAAAACAGCGCTGTCCGGGGTGCTCTCACCTGGCGCGAGAAGCTGCAGTCGCCCGTCCTGGATCGACCACTCGAACCCCTGGCCGGTCAGGATCGAATCCAGCTCCGCGCTCGCTTTCCCCTGCATCGCGTAGCCCGACACGTACTGATCGACGATGCCCGCGATCTTCGCCTCGGAGTTCCCGGGGTCGACTGCCATCTGCTCGACGGCCTTGCGTAGCACGGTCGCGATCGCGGTGCCCGGTTTGAAGCTCTCGTTCACGAGAGCGAAACGGTAGTTCCTTTCGCCGTCGCCGCACTGGATCTTCGTCGTCCAGTCCGGACCATCGCGCACGTGGTCGATCGTCCGGCTGTCGCCCGAAAACAGTTGCGGCAGATTCGGCATATCCTTGTCATAGCCCGCTAGCAGGATCACCCGCGTCCCTCGCGACTGAAGCTGCGCCCGCGTCCGCTGCGCCAGGTTGAACACCTGAATCTCAGCCGTGTTCGGCTCCTTCGTGATCGTCTTCTCGATCTTGAACTGAACGCGGAGATCCGTGATCTGGATCCCCTGCGCAGCCGAGGGCGCTTGCAGCGAGCCGGGCACTGGGGGTGCTAGCACGAGCGAGCACCTCCGCTGGAACAAGGCCGAGGACACGTCAGAAGCTCCCGACCGCCTGCAAGCTTGCGACCGAGGTCGACTCTGCGTACCAGATCTGAACGCGCGAGCCGAGGTCCTCGAGCCCGGGGTCCACGTTCGAATTCGACGTGTCCTTCGCGAAGAAAGCGCCGGGCGGTAGCGCCGGGTTGACGTACTGCGAGGTGAAGGACTTCCCGAGCACGACGCGCAGCATCCCAGTCAACGGGTTCTCCTCGCCGTCGCCGATCTGCATGTACCAGGCGCCGTCACGGTCATCCCACAGGAACTCGAAGGAGTACGTCACGCCCTCGAGTTCGCAGGCGAACGAGTAGTGCGGGGTATCGTCGGTGAGCAGCGGTAGGATCACGACGGCCATCACTTGCCCCCGAACAGGATCTTGTCGAGCACGCTCGCATCAGCCGCGGACGGGTTCGCCGGAGCTGCGACCTTCTTCCCCAACGCCTTCTTCGGCTGACCCTGAGGCGTCGCAGTCTGCACGGTGATCGTCTGGTTGAAGACGACGAGGATCTCCTTGAAGTTCAGCGTGAACTCCAGCGCGTCGCCGCTCGAGGCATCACGCGGTTCGCTGACGTAGGTCAGCGCGAGGTTCTGGTACGTGTTGAGCTTCGTGATCACCGTGTGCAGCTTGCCCGCGATTCGGCGAGCCTCGAGCAGGTTGTACGCGGCCTCGGCCGGTCCGGGCTGCCCCTCCGTAAAGGGCCCCGCGTTGCCGTTGCTGTTGTCCACGATCGGCGTGTTCGAGATCATGCCGGTCACTGTCAGCGTGCGCGGCTTCGGGCGCATGTGGTCCGAGATGTTGGCGCCCTGCTCCACGGGGTGGTCGGTGACCTCGACCTCGCCCGCGTGCATCTCCGATTCCGACACGTCAACCTGCAGCAACTGCTGCTGCGTGTCCTGGTCGAGGAGTGTGACGAGCTGGGGCTTCACTGGTCGACCGCCGAGAGGGCTTCGCGGTTAGCGCGCTGGAGCACCTCGTCGATCCGCTGCGCTGAGCGGTCGGCGATCTCCTTCGGGTCCATGCCCGGAGGCGCGTTGATCGTCTGGTGAATCTGCACGCTCTGCGAGGTTGAGCGTGTCGTCCCTCCGGCGGCAGGCACCGACGGCGGCGGAATGAGAGGGATCCCCGCTGGCGTGGGGACCACCGCGCCCGACTCGACGAGTGCCTGGATCCCGCCGCCTTTCTTGAATCCTAGCGCGTTGAACAGCCCCTCGGCCGGCTTTCCGCTTAAGACGTTCTTCACGTCCTCGGCGATGTCCCCGTGAAACAGGTAGTCGATAAACGCTCGAATCTCGCGCATGAACGCCCGGATCTTCTCCTGCGTCTCCGGGTCCCCGAAGATATGCCCGAGCACGCTCGGCTTCCCCTCGAAGAACTTGTACGCGTCCTCGATCGCCAGCAGTGCGCCGACGATCAGCAGGAGCGGCCAGTTCACGACAGCGAGGATCGCGGCCAGGGCGATCAGGCTGTATTTCCAGGCGTCGGTCTTTATGAAGACCTCGTCGATGATCTTCGCGATCGGGATCAAGAGCTGCTGTAGGTTGTCGAGGAACGTGAACAGCCGCTCGGTGATCAGCTCACGGTTCGCCTTGATCCAGGTGGCGATCTTGTCGACCACGTTCCCCATGCGCTTCAGGAACTCGCCGCCGATCGCGTTGCGCAGCCCTTTGAGCGCTGCGGTCAAGTGCTTCTGCTGTTCCTCCCAGCGCTTCGCGGCCTCGATCACGTCCTCGTCGAGGATCACGCCGTAGTCGTAGGCGGCTTCACGAAGCTCGTCGATCCCCGCGCGCCCCTTGTTCAGGAACGGCAGCAGCTCTGCGCCGCTGCGTCCGAACGCCTGCGTAGCCAGAGCGGTTTTCTTGATCCCGTCGGGCATCTTCGAGAAGCGCTCGGCCAGGTCCTCGAGCAGCTCGTCCGTCGGCTTCGTCTTGCCCTGCGCGTCGTAGATCCCGACGCCGAGCTGGCGGAACGCGAAGGCGGCCTCGTGGGAGCCGTGCGCGGCCTCGAACGCCTGGCGCGAGAGGAGGATCAGGGAGTGCTGCAGCTCGTCGGAGGACACGCCCGACTGCTCGGCCGCGAACGCCAGCTCCTGGTAGGAGTCGACCGCGACGCCGGAGCGCTGAGCGGCTTTGGACAGCTCGACCGCGTTCTCGGCGACGCCACGCGTCACGGCGACCAGAGCAGCGCCTACGGCGGCGGCGATCCCGGCGACCGCGCCGAGCCCGAGCTTCAGGCCCTCGATCGCCTCGAACCCCTTCTCGAACCCCTTCTCGTCGAGGTCGAGCCCGAGCTTTGCGGCCAGTTCTTCGACGATCATCGGGGCTTCGAGGCTTCCGCCTGCGCCTCCTGGACGCTATCTAGTACGTCCCCGGCGGCCATAACGTCGTCGAGGCTCAGGCTGGATTGTACCTCAACCAGGGTCGCCCAGCCCTCTACGACGAGGCGCCAGGCTGGCCAGGCTTCGGCGAAGCCTTCGGCGCCGCGGAGGGGGACGCCAGCCGCCCCGCGCCGAGGGCGCGGAGGGCGCTGAAAAAATTTGCGAAGTTCGCCTCGAGCGCGAACGCGAGCAGCTTCAGGACCGTTTCCGGCTGTCCCTGTAGTGCCAGGTCGAACTGAGGGAGCAGTTCGCCGCCGGGCG